ATTAAAATTAAAATATTATCCAAACTTTTAAGTGCGCTTAAGATATTATGATACGTTTGTTTATACTCATCATATATGTCTAAAAGTTGGCTCTTTATTAATGAATATGTAACTCTAATAACTCGCTGAATGTATTTTAGACGGTATTTCGAAGGATGATCTGTATTTGTAAACAGATCCTTTATCATTTCGATAATATGTTGTAAAAGTGCAATATATGATTTAATTTGTTGTTTAATATCTTTAATGGTTTGAGATATTTTTTCTTTTAAAATTTCTATTTCGCTTTTAATTTCTTCGATCTGAGCATTTATTTGTTGTTTAACACTTTCAACAGTTTCATTTATTAATTGTTTTTGAAGAAGTTTAATTTGTTCAATACGTGCAGATATGTCGAGTTTAGTGTACTCTTTATTTACGAGAAAAGAGGCGGCGCCCATAAGAAGCCCCTTAATAATGTCGAGATTTTGTATTTTTCTATCAATATCATTGATAGCGTCAATATTTTTAAAAAGATCATTTTCATTTAAATTTTCGTCCCAAACATCCAATTCTTCTTTTACTTCATTAGTTTCGTTATAGCACTGAAGTAACATATCAGAAACATACTCATTATTCATTTGATTCGAAGAATATTGCAATATAGATTTAGATAAGGGGTCATTTCGTAAATAATACTTGAGAGTATTTTTACTCATTTGTTTTTTAATGAGTTGATTAATAATTTGCTCAATAGCAAGCATAGCAGCAGCTTCAATCAATTCTCTTTTTGTAGGAATACTGAAATATAACTTCTCAAGTTCCATGTTTAGACGGAACTTGAGATAAGTTTTTTCAGAATCGATTTTGTTTTTGGCTGCTTTTTTTAAACGTCCTTCTATATCTGAAATTCCTATCATTATTTATCAACTAAAGGCTTCGTATTACTATACAATCCACTGCTATGTCGACCACCGTATGTTGGACACGTGTGTCTGTTACACGAAATAAACATAGAAGCTAATAATATGATAATCAATATAATAATTTTCTTTTTCATAATAACAATTAAATATTTGGTTGTCCTAAATCAAAATATTTCTTTTTGTGTTCAGGATTTGAATAAACTGCTTGTCGGAAAGTTACTTCAAACGGTTTATCTAGTTTTTGTACGTATTTTTTTCCTTCTCCCCTTTTGACATACGCAATTGTCATGTGTGGATGATAACCGGAAAAAGTTTGAGTATTCGGAAATTTCATAAACTCTTTACGATATTCCTTAAGTTCATCGGTTACAGGGACATCAAATTTAACAACATCATATTCGTCATTTTCAAAAATACTAATTTTTTCAATTTTAACTGTAACAGGACGAATTAATTCTTTAATTTTTTCATATAATTCTTTGTTGTCTATTTCATCCTGATGCAATCCATAAACTATTGTTATATGAGGTTCTTTTTCATAGCCGTAATCATCATCCTTTTCATAAACATCTTCTTTATTAACAATATGGATTTTATCATTCCAATCAGGAACTTTTGCATATAACATTAGACATCCATACGAAAGATTTTCGCTTTTTCTTTCTAACAACCAATTTTTATAACTTTGAAAATTCATATTATACTATAAATATTTTAACAAAATGTGCTCTCATAACTTAAACTCCTATTAATACATTAGTTGATGTGGCGCCTTGTTTCACAGATTCGACAAGACCCACATTTACACCAGGTGTTGCTGGCATCTTACTATCCAATGCAGCTGCTAAGGTCGAAATAAGCGCCCATAACGGTTCAGCAAGAATAGCGTGTTGATATGGTGCTGCACCTACTTTAGTCGTTTGTGCGCCATTAATAACTACTTCATCAGCAGCAACTTCAGCCTTTGCTGCAGCAACAACTTTAACTTCATTCTTTGTTGTAATATTTGTAACATCTCCATCCATTTGAATTATTGAATCCATATTGGGTGTCTGGAAAGTTATCATTGTATCGGGTGTTATCGAAATAATTGATTCTTTATAAAAAATTTGAAAACCCGATAACTTTTGATATATGACAGTTAGTTCTTCACCAGGATCATATAATAAAACATGAGTACCCTGATAGTCATCTTTTATTCGATTTATTAAATCTGTGTCTATGTTTTGAATAGTTGTGTATTCTGGGGCATACATATCTCCGTTATTAAACTGTATTCTAACAAAATGCCCAGGTTTAGGAATAGAAATACTTCCTGCGCCATTGCCCGCAAATATCGTTGAATTTATTGGAGTTGCCCAAGGTAAATGTTCATTTTGAATGCCGTCAAATAATCCAAAGACTTTTACTTGACAACGTCCAGAAAAAGTTGGGTCATTAGAATTAATAACCACTCCAATCCAATCGCTACTGCGTAAATCGTGTTGAACAAAATCTATGTCTGAAGAATATGCCATATTTTAATTTTAAATAACTTGCGTAGAAGCTGCATTGGGATCTGGTTGTTTAAATGGTTGGCCTTCTATCTTTGAACCTAAGCCTGATGAAGGAGCTTCTTCCAAAACGTTTTCTATTTTTACGCTATTCATTTTAATGCCAGGAGCGGGTCTCTCAAGCCTATTATCATCAATAGTTGAGCCTAATTTATCTGAAGGTTTTCCACCTCTACTAAGTTCTTCATCTATTGATGTCCCTAACTTATCTGAAGGATAACCTCCCCTATCAAGATTTCCATCTATTCTAGTTCCCAGTTTTTCTGAAGTTTTTCCACGATTTCCTACAGTTTCAGGAATTTTAGATCCTAACATACCTGATGCTATTCCGCCGCTATCAAGATTTCCATCAATTTTAGTTCCCAATTTTTCAGAAGTTGTAACATTTATGGAAAATGTGGAATCTATTCTTCCTTCTAATTTTGAAGATGGAGCATCTTCGCCAAATCCGGTTGCTTCAATTTCTCCTGATAGTCGGCTTGATGTAGGATCTCCTCTTAATAAAGAAGCAGCATCTATTTTTCCTCTAGTTGCCGTGAACGGAGGAACCACTTCTAAACCTCCTCCTTCAATTGTTTTTGGTGCGCCTATTGCCATATCATTTTCATTTATATTTGTTTGTAGGGAATAATCAATTATGTCATTCCACGTTTTTTTATCATTTAAAGCTGTTTGAGCAGCCATTTTAAGTAATTGGCTATCTTCATCTCCTATAGAATCTGTTTCTGTATGTACAAGAGTTGTTAAAAACTCTTTCATTATTTCGTCTGTTTGTATTGGGCCTTCTAATCTTGAAGAAGGAGCATTTTCATATTGTTTTGTTACTTCATTAACACCTTTTCTAATCATTCCTAAAGCGCCTACAAGATTTTTAGCTCGAAGAGCAGCAGTAATTTCACTAAACGATAATCCAATGCTTGGTATAGTTGTAATTTTTGCTTTATCTATTTTACTTCTAATAAAATGACGAGCAAAACCAGTCCCCCATGAAATTGCATTTCCTATCCAAGTATCTGGGATAGTAGGGTCAAATGGAATATCTATCATTTCTCCTGAACGATCATTATAAAATTGTGTATTTAACCTTTCTGAAGGTGCCATTTTAGGAATAGCATCCCTTGTGTCTTGTGTAGTATCATAATTTTGTCTTTCATTGTACGATAAACCAGAACCATGTGTATCATTATCAGGATCCTGTTCTCTTGTTTGGGCTATTTGTAAATATGTTGGATATAATTGTTTAATGTTATTTTCAAATGTGGTGCTTATTTCTTCTTTTGCTCTATCTCTGCCATTTAATTTATTATCAATAAAATACATGTGTTGAAACATAGGATATATCTGTGTTTCTTTAATGTTCCCAATTTTTATTCCAAATTTAACTGCACCTTGAGGAGGATCGCCCGCGACATTTAAACTTGATAAATGCGTATATTCAATATTAGATAAATCAAATTCGCACATTTCACATGTTATTTCCCATGTTGGAAGAACATCATCTAACACTTTTAAATATAGAGGAACAGAATTTGGATTACTATTAACTTTAGGCAAATTGGCTTTTATATTTTTCATACTAGCCAAATCTGTTTTCATACTTTCAATATTCTTATTATTAGTCGTTTTCTCAGCTTCTTTATTATTAATTCCGTATGCATTGTAATCTTGTTGTGTATGAAATGAACGAAATTCTGCTAAATAAATTTTAAGAGTAAAATATCTCATCATATCCGGTAAAACCCAACGTTGATATACATCGTCCCATACTATTTTTTTATATAGGTTCATTAAATATGTCATGCGTAAATCTAATCCTTCTAGACAAGTAATCGATATTTTTTTGTCATTTGTAATTCTTTGGCCTTTCGTAGTATCAATTTTTAATAACTCTGGCACACCATCTATTTGTTGAAAATAATAGGGATAATTATCTTGTAAATCATTAAATTTCTGAATAAATTCTCTTAGCATATCAGCTCTTGTAGGCTCATTAGAGTTTTCTAAATATTCTATAGCAGAATACATTGGTATATCAATTCTTCTTATTATAGGTAAATTTAAAGATACTGAGGCACCGGGGGCCGATGTAGTGGATAAAGTATTAAATAGTGGATGGGGCATTGTATCATAAGAAACTTGATCATTTGCATAATTATATGTTTCATCTCTATTAGTGCCAAACATGAGTCTAAACGAAAAATAAGTTGGTTCGTCAAAACGTTTTGACAAACTATACTTATCAGCAATTTTATTTATAGATCGAAATCTGTTATATATACTCATGTTAAATTATTTATTTATGTTTCTTTAGTAGATAAACTCATCTGCTTCAGTAATGGATCCTATCGGTATTGGAGCCGGCCATTCTCTTCGTGTTAATATAAATTCTTGAACGAAATTACTTTGTATTGAACCGGCATTTTTAGATGACCAATATAGTTTGAATCCTTTAACATAATACCAACCACTATAAAATAAATCTAACGCTTCTTGTAATTTATTATCCGGGTTTATTTTTTTATTTTCAATTACGTCTGTACGAACTAATCCAACAGGCATTTTGTCGCCTTTAATAATATTAAAGTTATTTCCTATGACCTCGACATGCAAATTTAATTTATCTAATTCTTTATTGTTTATTAAATTTTTAATTCTTGCTAATTGATAATGTTTATGATGATTGCCGTCCCATTGTGTATTAACATCATCCGGATTGCTTATTGTATATTGAACTCCAAGCCATGGAAATTTTTCATAGAGTTCTACAAATGGATAATTAGCTCTTTGTAAATCTGGATTATCTTTATCTTTTATGTAAGTCGCCCTGCCACGCAATAGCATCATTTTTTTTGCTTTTTCTCTATCGTATGTAGGTTCGACTGGAATATCCCAGTATTTAGATGCATCCGGATTTAAATAAACATTTGCGTTATGTTCGAACATTTCGCAAGTCATTTTTGTTCCTATTTGAAATGTTATCGCCGAGGAACGATTTAAAGGACGCCAGGTTTTGATATAGAATGGAGAATTAAGTGCGCCGGTGAAATTCGAAAATACCTTTACAGTTAAATTTGTTTTTTCTTCTCCGGTTTGTGCTCCATAAGTATAATTTTTATCAAGATTGTCGAATAACGCGGCTATGTCTATTTGCGATTCAGCAGACATTAATTGTTTATTTACATTAACAAAATTTAAGTTATAATAGACATCGATCCATGCAGAATAAAACGATTGCTCATCTTTCCATGCTCGAGAAATTACATTATGAATATAAATATCGCCAGCAATATTTGCCTTAAGCCATATTTGTTTGTCGTTTGTATTATCTTCGTTAGAAGCAAATCCTAAACCGTATTTTCGCGCAAGGTCTTGTAAAGCTTCAAATGAAGTTCCTAAATATGAAAAATCATTTTTTTGACTTTTTAGCCCGGGTATAAATAATTCTCCAAAAAATGTCATCGACACAGGAGATTTTTCTCTTGTTTTGTTTGGAAGTACATGAACTCCGGTTATTACATAATCGTTACGTATAATTTTAAGCACATCACTTCTATTCCTAATTGCAATTGAAATAACATCGCCGTCCTTTGGCATTTCTCTGGCTAAAAATTCTTGATTTCCGAATAATGTATTAAGCGTTATCGTTGGAAGAAAATTTGTACTATCTATAGTTACGCTTGTAATTTCTTCACGATTTAAAACATAATTATTTATTTTTATTAAAGGAAATTCAAGAGAAATAGAATCTTCAGCTTTTTGTTTACCTGTTGTTTTTTCTCCACGTATTGAAAGTTCATCAAGTTGAATTGTTTTTTCAAAAAATACACGTATACGAGAAACTGTATCATCATTAACATTCTGTTGTTCAGTTTTACCAGAAGAATAAGAAGGAGATATAGGCAATGCCGTAGCGGCTCCAGTAGATTTTTTTTGTTTCAAATCCTTACTCGATATTGCATTATTTACGCTTGTAGTAAATAGGCCTGTTGGTAATAAAGGAACATTAGCCATTATTTTCTATTTTTAATAACATTAGTTAAAAACTCACTTGTAGTCATACCATTTTGCAAACATGTTTCAACTCCTTCGCCGAAATATACTCGACCGTTACGATATGTAATTTGAGATTCTCCTTCCTTTGAAATATTAGGCGGCAACGCGCCATCTTGCATCGTTTTTTCAAGACTTCTATTTTGAAAATTATTATTTGCTTTAGGAATTTTAATAGGGTCAATGTATCGATAAGTATCTCTTAATTTCTTCGCGGCATCAACGCCCGCGCCGGAATTTGTGGCAATAATTGGACGAATTGAATCGAGACTTGGAATTAAAATATAGTCTCCTTCTAATAATGTAAATGGATTTGAAATTCCGTTGAATTTTAATATCAATTCAGCATATCCCGAATCTTTATATACTGCGGCTGAAATTAAATCTGGACGCATTTCATACTGACGAGGAATTTTATACACATTATACGAAATATAATTAGGCACACCCATATCAAACATCGACTGTGTTAAATCTTTTAATTCTGTTCCATTGGGAAGAGTAAAAGTTGGTTTTTTATCTAAACTATTTGTAAACATTGTCAATTATTATGTTAATGATCTTTGTGCTATCCAATTGGCTGCTCGATATGAACTGTATATTATATTGTTATTTAATTCATTTATATATTGTTGTGAAGAATTTTCAGAAATTCCAAATCTAAAAGATGCTCTATTCCATACGCTTGTTTCATCACTGACGATTGAAAGTTTTGTTCCTTGTAATTGTGCAGGATTAACATATCTTCCGCCTCTTCCTGTGTATTTTACGCCCATCATTTGTCCGGATCCGTCTCCAGATGTTCCTGCAGCATTATCCTTTTGTGTAGATTTGTCGACACCTGATTGAAAATCTGCGCTTCCTTTAAATGAATCTGGTAAACTATAAATTCTTCCCATACCTCGGTTGAATATAGATTCAATCGCATCTCTATCTCGGGCCATGGCGTGTTTTAATTTGACAACTATTTTCATTTCGGTGGGAAAGTCATCTGGTCCGAGTTCTTCATTGAATTCAACAGTAATGCCTTCGCAGATTAAGTTTCCAATCATTGCAATAGGATTTAAAGGATTACCAATCGTTACGTGCCATTCACCTACAGGCTCACCTGTTAATATTGCCCTTAAACCTGATAAATAAGGTATTTGACCTCCTGATTTTTTAGCCAATTGACTTCCAATTATTTTTCCAGTAGCACCAGACATTAAACTCGTAAACGCACCAACAACATCAAATCCGTCGCCGCTAAATAATTTAGCAAGAGCTGCTTGAAAATTTTCTAATATACTTCCTGCTACTTTATCAACGCCGGCGCCAGGGGCTGTAAATTGATTAATAGTGTCTACGCCCCAGCCTACAAAATCTCCTTTATACCATTTTTCTATACCTGCCTGTCCACCGATAAATGGATATTTAGCAGGATTCGCCATGAATCTATGAGCACCTCCAAAAAATTGCGCAGAAGCTGATCCCATAACTAAAAAATTTGAAAGAATATCTAATAGAACTGCTTTAGGGTTAATTCCGCCAACAGGACGAGCCACATATTCAAATGTTAAACTTAATCCATCCCATTCAAACGCCATTCCTGGCTTTCGTTTCATTACTTTATCAATTCTATTAATAGGACCCATAACTCTATTTTCATATGGACCATCTTTATATGGGTCTGGCGGTAATTGTCCTTGGTTTAAAAGATTTTCAATACTAACTTTACCTCCTGCAACATTTAACATTTCGCTAAAGGTGGCTAATCCTCCAAATATTGCGCCCGGTCCAGATCTACTGTCTGCAACCGTATCCGCAGTTACACTCCAAACGTCTCCTTGTAATTCTTCCCATTGTACCCCAGTTGTGAATTTTATAATATTATTAAGACTATTTCCTGAATCTCCTCCAAAATATGTAATAGCCGTAGCCATTGGTGGAAATGCTGTAACGGGACTAGTGTCTTGTGAATTTGCATTCATCCCAGGAAACTTTAAGTTATCAAGTATAGGTGCAGCATACCTTCTTAATGTTATTAGTCTGTTATTAGGAATGCGATTCCAGTATTTAGAAAATACAAAATCCGTAAATTGATATGGAGTTCTTCCGTAAGGATCTCCTTGACCCCATGATATTAAAGCAGTAGTTGTTGGTGTACTTGAAATATTTAATTGATTGTCTACTGTTGAGTCTAATTCATACCATTTTCGTTGATTTTTTTGATTAATAAGCAATTTTCCTCCTTCTGATCCATATAATCTAACTAATGCATAGTAATTTTGTAAAGATGGTACTCCTTTATAAAAATCATCTTTATTCATGGAATCATGCTCGGCTTTCAATTTTTCAATAAGTTGCGATTTTTTATCAAAATCAGGCTTTTCTGTTAATGTAGCAACATCCATTATGTATCCTGACGTAGAGATTTCTGCAAAATCAGTAGAATACGGCATGAATCCCTTTGTTCCTTTATCATCTAATTCATAATTTTGTTCGAATCGAAATAGTCTTTTATCGAAAGGAGAAGCGCCTCTAACATTTAAATTATTTGCCTCGCTAGTTTCGCTGTTTTTAATTGTTGTTGTATCAAGTTTTGATGAAGTAACAGTACGTTCGGCCGCCGGCTCATATATATTTGTTCGTATGTATTCTTCTCCTTGATTATACACCCAGTTAGCGGCTCCTCTTAGTTGATTAATATCTGTGGGATTAAATATTTCGCCTAAGAATTTTTTATTCATTACTTGAAAATTATCAACACTACTAGGAAAAGATACTGAAGTATTAAGTTTTAGCGCTTCAAATCGTAAGGATTTTGTTTTTACATTATACGCTGTGTCTATAGGATGGCCAGCCACATACTTGTCTATCACAAGTTTCTTTATAGCGGGGTTTTCAGTCGCTAA